CGTTTCCTGCTGACCAAGATATAGTACCAGAAGGTCCTAAAATTGGAGTAGTAAGAATCGTACCAGTTCCACCTGTACCAAGAATCATGCCGATGTATCCAGTATTAACAGTAGAGTCAGCAAGAATACCAGTGTTGGTATTAAAGATCTGAACCCCTGCAATAGTAGGAACTTGAGCAGTATTACTTGCAAGAGCAGTTGCAGTATCTTCACCGAACGGAGTTACGGTTGGGATATCACACGGTTCTTGTGCAATAGTAGGGAATGTAAATGCAGAATATGCAGTCGTATCGATATTGATCGTGAAGTTATAATCATCAACAATAGTCTGTACTATCGCAGCAGCTGAAGAGCTTTGCGGGAAGTAGTTGTTATTGAGTTGAGGATTCAACTGCGTCATACCAGATTGAGTTGGGATCTTGAAGCGAACTTCTTGACCTGGAGTCAATCCATGAGCAACTGAAGTACTAACTTGAGCCTTAGCTGCATTAGTAATGTTAGTAATAACACGTCTTCGCGGATAATACAGAGCATTATTCGCATTATAAACGATGCTATAGAAACCAGCACCACCAATAGCACCCGGAGCTGTAGCAAGTGCGTTAGATGCCGTTAAAAGCGTAAAGCTTGTATTAGCAGTAACCGCACCAACCACAAAGTCGGTACCATTAACATCAGTTTGAGCAGTACCATACAGTCTTACAACCGTACCAACTGAAACTCCCGCAGTATTAGCAGTACTTACTACCGGACGCGTTGCGTTAGTAGAAGCAGTAGTAGCGACAGGAGCACTTAGTAATGGCTGTGAACCAGCTAATTGACCAGATGGATCATAAAACGTGAAACCACCAGAAGTGATTGTATCACCCCAGATAGCTTGCGTTGCATTGTTATAGAATTTGACTATAGAAGAGCCTGCGGCCATTCCACGTTGCCAGAAGAATTCTATACCAACGTCCGCATTCGCAGTACCGTTAAAGTATGCAGCATTAGTACCAGCAACCGCTGATTGAGTAAAGTTTCTTACCGATATCCAATCCGCACCAGACGGTATTTGAATATATGCAGCATTAGCATTACTGATTTCAGCATTACCAGGATTAGGGTTAGCTAATCCAATAGCATTTGCTACAAACGAACCTTGTCCAATTATTGTAGTATTGTCCATAGTATCTCCTTAAGCTAATGTGCAACGAAGATTCAAGACCCAAAGGTCATTGAGAATTCGAGGTACTTCCGCAAATTTATAACCGACCGAAGCGTTAAGCGCTAATGGTCCATCATATATCGGCGGTCGATAAATGAACTGAGCTGAATACCCATCTTGCTCTATACAAGCATAAGCCTCCATACCCACGCAGAAGATGTTGTACACCGTCTGACCTAGGGATGATGCTTGCGCAGTAGTAGAACCAATTGACGATATAAGGAAACGTAAATTTCCAATAGCGCCCCACTCAGAACGCAATGCATTCATAGGTGCTGGATACTGATTTTTGTTCGTAAATCCAGTAACGTTTTCCATATCTTTTGTTAAGTCAGTATGACATAACGCAAAATAAGCATCACGAACCAATTTCTGTTACTTTAATGACCTATTTCTAGGCGGGGAAACCTCTTCGGATCTCCCTCTACCGGTTTCCTCGGTAGTTCAGACTATCGCATCCTCTTTCGAGGTTTTCTCACTTAGTCGTTCAGCGTGGATTTTTAAAAATCCTTCGCCCTTGTCGCCGGTTAGCTAAATGCCACTACGGGTTCCAAGTCAATCAGAGAAAATTTAAAGCGCCCATTCATTTTAGGCGCTGTACCGAACTTATCTTCACCCTCGATGTTATCAAGAATGGTGTACGCATTATTCCCTAAAAGGGCACGCACAACATCATCAACATCAGAACGTGTTAATTCAGTCGGATTATCGCCATTTACACCAGCCGTACAGTTAATAAACGCCGATGTTGAAGCCAACATATCACGCGTTAAAACATCTTCTGTTTGGCGAAGTGACACGCCAAGACGTGCAGCACATTCGTTTAATACCGGATCTTGGTTTTGCAATGTGCATTTAACTGTTACTTTTTTTGACCAAATGTTTTCTAATTGGCGATAGGTCTTGTTATTCCCTATTCTTATGGTCATCCCATAAGATCGGACTGTCGCTTCACCATAATGGTGTCCACTCGCCTCAGTCTCTCAGCGTGACAATTAATTTATTTATGGTATGCTATTATACATGAATACATGGACATCAGAAAAACTAAGTTACTTAGCTGGCATTATCGATGGTGAAGGAAGTATATCTATTGAGATTCAATCCAGTAGCATACGTCACAATCGTAAATGCGATTACTATTCACTACGCTTGTTAGTGATCAACACTAATCTTCCATTATTAAACTGGATAGAAGCTAACTTCGGCGGCACTATTCGTGCTCGCAAGCCAGTTGCTAATAGACGACAGTGCTATAGATGGAATTTATGTTCGCACAAAGCAGCTGCAGTTCTTGCTGCTTGCCAACCATATATGATTGTTAAGGCAGCTCATGTTGAAGTTTTTTTAAAGTTCGCAGCTACCATGACCAGAGCTAACTCTCGTTTATCTGATGAATTATTATCATGTCGTAGAGATTGGTATTTCCAACTCAAACACATCAATAAAACATATTAATCGTCTTCGCCCTTGTTGCCCTCGTCTTTACGGTGGGTTTCCAAGTCAATCAGAGCGGATTTAAAGCAGGCCGTTTATTGCTAAAACCAAGAAATTTCAAAGATCTATTCGTTAACCTGCTCGTTCAAGATCACATAGGTCATCTATCTTGAACACCTACGGCACCTAAGCTTGTGCTATACCGTAGAAACTTATCTTAGCGTCTATCAATTTGTTACTCTCTTGCGAGGGATAAGATATTTCTACTTATCTCTTCAGGTTTCCTCTGAAGCTCGGACTATCACATCACCTTTCGGCGTCTCTGGGTTTAGTCTCTCAGGCTGCACATTTCTTGCTTGCCCCTTGTTGCCTTAGCTTTCGCCTTAGGTTTCCAAGTCAATTACCAAAGATTTTTAGTGGACATAAAGTCTATCCACCGCGGTCAGATTCTGAGCCGGAGGAGTAACGCCTGAATTTCCTAATGGAACAAGTGCAGTTGCGAGTGGATTGTATCTACGCATACGTAAAGTAGTACCGCCATTACGGGGCATATTCTTCAGCATTGCGGGGATTTTGTGAATCATGTTTGGCACTGGGACCGAAAGTAATTTATAACTAAAACTTTGCTGGACCGGTGCTGGCAAACTAGATGTGGTAGTAATAGCCATAGCTATCCTTTACATAATTAGTTTAACAATTACATAAGGTGGCGAATCTTGAATTGCGCCTTTGAGGTGAACGAAGTCTCATATTGCGTTCGGGGGGAATTGAGATTTGAAGGTAGCGAATCTTCATATTGCGCTACCTTCATTATAGAAAGGATTTTATTGAGAATGCAAGATAATTACTCAATTATCTTTATTTTATTAACTTACAGTCTTTACATAGACTTTCTTGCTGCATACATTTCCTTGCGTAACTGATCTTTCAATTCATCGGTCATGCCATTAGCGAATGCATTTGCTTTAGACAATGGACTATCGCCTTGAGTTGGATTCACTGACGTTAACGGCCTTGGCTTTTGAGCATTAGCTATCGTTCTCGCTCGATCATTATCTTTCGGTAGCGCGTCTTTATGTATTCCAAAGTTCTTTATCACTGAATAAGCTGCTGCTGCTTTATTGAAGATATCTGGTGTGTCTCTGAGTGTTTTAGCAATCTCTGGAAAGCGTTCGTTAAGAATATCAACATTCTCTTTCGATACTACTTTCTCAAAGTCTGGATATTGATTTCTGATTCTGGTTTCTACGGCAACTTCTTCTGATTGAGCCTTATAGCGATTGAGCTGCTGCTCCATTGCTTTTTGTCTTGCTACCAGCTTTTTAAGATGTTTTCCTTCAGCCAATGCATCAGCATCAATATCAAAATCATAATCTTCTACTGGTTGCTCTTCCTGCTTAGGCTGTTGTTGCAGCGATTGCATTCGTTGTTGCATTTCGAGCATCTGAGACAATATTGCATCACGTTCACGTTCAGCACGCTCTTTTGCATCACGAACTGCTTTGAAAGATTCTTGAGGTGAAGGTTTATTATCATCACGAGTTACTCGACGTGATGTTTCTTCATGGGTTGATTCTTCAGTATGTGACATTTCGTCACGAACTGGTTCTTCGTCGGATGATTCTTGCTCTTGAGCATCCATTTCTTGGATAACTTCTTGTGGCAATTGATCAGGAACTGGACCAAAAGGATTATCTTGAGGTTGTTGCATTTGCTGTTGCTGCCAAGGATCTGGTGCAGCATGTGTTATTGCTGGAGTCTGATTTAATGGTGGCATAGCAATATCGCCGCCGCCTTCAGATCCATAGAAACTTTTTTTATTGATTGCTTTGCCTATTGCCATATTACATACCTTTTTCTAATGCAGAGCCTGCAAAAACAGATTCTCCGTTTAACTTCTTAGCCATATTAAATAACGTACCATCATAATAGTCGAGAACGAACTTTAATAATCCTCGCTCTGATGGAACAATTTTATCTTTATGCTCTTTAAATATCTCACATGTCTCTTGATCAGGAACTACCCATAAGAATTCTACGTCTTCTTTCTCAGCATTGTATTTATACACGGTCTGATCAAAATGTGGAGTAGGACACGCAAGAGTAGGAACAAAATAATTACGAAGAACATTTTCAAGAAGCTTCTCTTTCTTTAAAAGTGCTGCTACATAGAAATCCTTGTCCATAGCAGGACGATTCTTGCATTCATGATGCCCTTCTATGTCAGAGCAATCAACTTTCTTCTGAGCGTGTTTAACGCACCATATGAGATTATCCAGATATTCTTGCTCTGTAGCGCGTTGAATTTCTATAGGATCGATGGAATCAGGAGTTTTTGTTTGTAATTCGGAGGCGATTGCTCCTAGAGTTTTCTTTTTAGCCATATTACTCCCTTTCAGTGCTAGTTTTCGAGTAAATACTACTGAATTTTACTGAAAAGGAAAGAGACGGGGGGATCTAGAGGTACAAATCCCCCCAAGGAGAAGAGTCACTTCGTTTTTTTAATCTTTCTTGCTTCAGAAAGGGCGATTGCAATTGCTTGTTTAGGTTTTTTTACTAAAGGACCCTTTTTTGATCCTTCATGCAGTTCATGCTCTTTGAATTCATGCATAACTTTTTTTACTTTTTCATGCTTTTTGTGAGCCATCTCACATTTTGAACAACTTTTCATTATTTTCCTTCACGTTTTTCGTGATTCATCTTCAATTGAGGATATTTTTTATAAACAGCCGCACGTATACCAGCAGCGTCAGGAGCATAATGAGCTCTTGCCAATGCATTTCGATCGCGAGCAACGGTATTAATAGGAAATGAAAATTTTGATGCCCCGCCAGATTTGCCAGCAAACGATTTAGGCGATACATCTTTATATTTACCTGCGTTTGATGAGCCTTTTTTTTCACGCATCTTTTCTTCAGCGCCGCGAGTTACTTTGACGCCCTTTGCAACGGTAACTTTTTTATCTTTTGCCATGGGATCTCCATAAAATAGGGCGAGGAGACTGTTCTCTTTAAAGGACAATCCCTCACCCCATAACTTAACGAACTCGTGAAGTATCATCAAAGAGAAGTCTGCGATCGATTCTTTTTTGTCGAGCGGTTTTCTTCTCTAAATAATTTGCTGGTGTGCCGAGAATATCGAATGCTATCTTCGTAGCTTTCTTATTGGGCCTTGGCATAACCGGCATATTAGTACTTCCCACGTTGCATATGACGCTTCATTTGACGTTCGTCCATATCTTCTTGTTTATCGATACCTTTAATGGTGTCATCTAAACCATAGTCAGTATAATGGTCAGCTTTAGGCCAATCATGATACTTAACCATTTGTGGAAGATTAGCAGTTGCTGAATGATCTTCTTGGATCATGCCCGCGTCTTTCATCTCTTGATGACGGCGTGGATCCATCCCGTATTTTCGTGCCATAATGGCTCCTTCGTAGTAACTACAGTCCATCTTTCGATGCTGCAAGGTTTTCCCTCTAACTACGCAGATACATTCTGCGCTGGGGTTGTATTCTGTTGCGGTTGCTCAAATCCCTGAGGCTGAGCAGCTGGAGTTTGTTCTATCTCATCTTTAACATTTGCTATGCGTTGTTCTTGTTTGAGAACATTGCTGAGCGTTATAAGTTTGCCAAGATGATCGAGATCAACTCCCTCTATTTCTTTTAGCGCTTTAACAAAATTCAGTAAAGCTAATTCGTTATCTTTTTCAGCTTGTGCTCTGCGCTCTTCTGCAAGTGCTTCATTTTCGTGAACTCTGCTAGAACGTTCTAAGAATAAGCCACGATCTGCATCTGCTCTTGCATGAGCCAGATTAGTTCTTGCTTCCTGCTCCTGCATAGCGGACTGCATCTGCATTTGCTGCGCTTGTGCTTGTTGCTGTTCGACTTTTTGAGCGTTTTCAATGATAACCTTTTTGCCTTGAATAGTTGCTGCTTCCATAAGATCCGCAGTAGTAATAGGAACTCCCGCTTCACGCAGTTGTAACATCTGAGCAAATTGCATCTGTCTTTGAGTAGAAGTATTCAGGCCTTCCTCAACAACCGCATCATATTTACCAAATGCCTTATTGTAGAATTGTTGCGAAGGCTCTGCTTCTAAAATCTTTTTGATCTTACCAGGAGTGAAATTAGCCTGGATAATATCAATGAACATCTTTCCTAAAAGCTTCTGAGTTCTATCGAGATTATCAAAGAGAACTTGTAGCGTTGTAAGCCCAGCACCTTGACGAAGCATAGAGAGTATTCCCGCTTTCTCATCGACTGCAGAACCAAGGAGCTCTTCATTCACACCAGATATTTCAGATACTTCTTTTGCTAATAGCTCTGAAAGCTGAACCATTGAAGGATCTATTCCAGGAGAAGGAATCTTCTGAACGTCAGTCATCTGCGCTTCATCTTTGAGCGCTAATCCTCGGCCTTGGCCAGATAAAAAGATATCTTTGGGGTTAACAAGAGCATTTTCTTTATAAATCCATCCGGAATTAATTTGAGACTCAAGTATATCAAGCTCAATGATACGCCGACGATTATATAAATATTGCGCATCTCTCAGTCCTCTGACAACGCCCTGTATGCGGAACGGGTAGTACGGCATCTGGGGATCATAATAAGCTAACATGGGAATAAATGGATAGGTATCGATACCAAGGGGTTGAACCCCATGGTACATCACCTTACCCTGAACAACAATAGCCAACTTCACCGTAGGAATTTCTTGCTGTATGACTTCTATCGTAGGATATGTTTGTAGGAATTCCTTCAATGCATCATCATCGTCAGACTTCCATTCCATAGTCTCGCCAGATTCAGTATCAACCAACATCTTCTGAGTTCTATAATCACGATAGTAAAATTCATCGTAGGTAAGTAAGTTCTTATAACCATAGTTATATGATTCAGGCATAAATTGGAATTTGCCATCACGGCCAGTACCAGAATCATTAGACATTAATCCAAGAATCTCATCTGTATTTGCAGGAAGTAATGATATGCATTCTCTTTTGGTGAGGAATGATCTCTTCCATATTGCATTACAATCGGATAGATCTGCTTTGCGGAAATAGGGATCAACGATCCAAGAATTAAAGTGGCAATTATCTACTTTGATATTACCATTAACAGGATCTGATCTATAATCCAACCAAACATGAAGGAAGTTCATCCCAGTGACGAGAGCTCCTTGGAATGATTCGGATATAGTTTCAAGAACTGATTCACTATTCATTGCCCAGAGCATGACTTTGCTAAACTGATCTGCAGTTTCTGAATCGCCATTTTCTACCGGAACTACGATAGTTGATTTTCTATTACGCCTTTGATGACCCGAGATCATATTGATGACGCGCCGAATACGATTGAAACTAAATTGACGCCTTCTGTTAGCGGGTAAATTCCCATAGAGATCTGTCCACAGGCTCTGGTCACCGCTAAAAAAACGCTGGTCAGTATCAGCTTCACCCCAAAAGGATTGATTAATCGTTATAGACTCTGCATAAAAAGCCTCCATACGGGAAAGGATTGCTTTATCCTTTTCGTCGTAGTATTGAGGTCCTAATTGAGGAAATATAATGGCCGTCCCCTTCTTATTAGAAGATATTTTCCACAGTTTAGAATGGGCGGCTAGTTATATCAAGAAGAATGTTTAATCTCTTAGAAGTTCTAATAACCCTAAAATACTTTCGTCTTCCGTTCTGCAATTACCTTCTTCATTAATACAAAGATTATATTCATGCTTAATTATATCACGAAGAGCTGGATGACATTTTTCAATGTTTTCCAGCATTTCTTTCTTTACTTCACATGCGGAAGTCATTATATGTGGCTTCCAAATATACTGTAAAAGATCGTCATCAGATAATTTTGACTTATAATCCCCTTTTTCTATGTCTTTAATTTTATTTATAACGTCGCTCAGTATACTTTTTTCACTCATGATATAACCATAGTTTTTAAACTGCATAATTAAGTTATTATTGTATAATATAGTAATAATAACACATTTAATGATTTTTTCTCAAGAAGTTTGTTTAGGTTTCTCTGGTAATGGCATCCAATGAGTTACTGATAATAATGGGCGCATCTGGAAGTGGTATCCAGTGAGTAACATGTATGACATATCCATCTGCATCACAAAAGCCCTTATCACCGCAATTATCTTTCCAATACAACGTTGAAAATTCTCTATTGCACCCTAACGATCTATATTCACACAAATAATATTTATCATTGAGAGGATTGTGAACTGGTTCTGGCCAATTCGATCCATCACTAATAAGTTCACCAAAGACTAAAATTTTCTGACGTTCCTGAGGTTTTTTTTCCTTAACTGATATCCATTTCATGATTTCTTAACTTGAGCTTTCTTCATATCAGTAAGTCTTTGTTTATTTTTCTTGCGCTGCTTATTATAGCGAGTGAGCTCATCTTGTGATGCTCTAGCTTCAGACACAATCTTATCAGGTTCGATCTTAAAGCATGGATCATTAGTACAGGTCCAACTATCATTACATTCAGCTGAGTGCGATTTTAATGCCCGCATATTCATAGATACTTCTTGCTTCTTGATAGATGCTCTTGTGCGCTTGATAGTCTCTATCGTGCGAGGATCTTCCTGAGTAGTAGGAGTGTAGGGATGTAAAGGAGAACAGACAGCTTTTGATTTGAGATTGAGGATCCTTTTAAACCATTCAAACATTATTATCCTAACATTTTGTATGTGAATATGCAGATGAAAGAGCGGTTACTATCGCTCCTGCAATGGTACAGCCGATTGTGATATACGCAGATGTCTTTTTGCTAATGCTATTATCAAGAGTATCATTTGCTGCTTGCACTACTGCTTGCGTGATAACTTCTGCTTCTGGATTAGATTTAGATCGAAGATTTGCTGCAACTAATGGAATAAGCTTGGGATGTAATGGTGGAGTATCTGAGGGAAGTGAACTGGTAACCAAATCTTCATCTGACTGATGATCTGAACTCATTGGTATTACTTGATGCATTGCATGGGTAGTTAGACAACTCAATAAAAGCGCTATACCTATACGAACCATCATTCCTCCTCGAATTTAAACTTACTTTGATCTTGCCATTGCACATACATGCTATCTACATTCAACGGCTTAGCAGTAATTGGTTTGCCGTCGGCGTCTAGATTACTCACAATTTCTTCTTTTACAATCTCGAACTGATGATCTTCTTTTCGAGCGCCAGAAAGAATGCGATTAATAGAAGAAAATGCAGAACGATATGGCTTATCTTCATCAGAATGTAGATCTTCTATAAGAATAGAAACTGCATCTTTCAGCAGTAATTTTATCAAAGTGCTTCTTAAAACTGCATCAGTAGTTGAATTAATTTCAAATACTTTGTTATCGACAGTAATAGTAAAAGACTTCCAATCTTGAGAAAGTTCTTTATACAGCAAATCGTATAAATCGTTTATACCATGAATAATTTTACTAATTTCTTCCATGTTCACTCCTAGGAAAGACATTGCCCCCAAGAAAGGTCAAAACAGGGGGCAATGAAACAAAAGTACCACACTAACCATCATTGAAAGTGAGATAGCGATATCATAGCGGATTTATCGATTGAATCAAGATTATATAACAAAGATAACCCCTCACCAGGGAAACTAATGAGGGGAAAAAAGAGTGTTACCAGGGAATGAATTAACCCGATAACAGCAATATTATACTGCATGCATTAATAATTACTAACATCTTCCTGAAAGAACTTAGGCATAGATGAGCCATATCCCATTGCCTCATTATATCTCTTCTCCAATGCTTCTGGATTAGAGTTGTTAGAGATTTTAGGCAATCCAATGCAGAGATATCTCATCGCATCGCAAAAATGTGAGGACCAATCATGTAATGGATTAGTCTTATACACCTTACGCTTAGGATCATATTCTTGCTGATAGTTCTCTAGAGCTTTTATGAGTGGCTCACAAGCTTTTTCATCAAACCACATCTTTGGTAGATTGCGCCTCACTGCTTCTATGCCATCTTCTATACTTGGCTGCTTCTCTGTATAGCGTACAAAAGTGATTCCAAGATCGTGCATAGTTTTCCAACGTGATATGCCAGTGCCGAGATCATGCACAGCAATATCAAAGGGGGCCAGATGCTTTCCGTACGTGTAAGGCTTCTCCAAAACGATCTTAGCATAGTGATCCAATCCTTTCTTATTATTCTCATAGCAATCTATGATACGAATTGTCTGTCCAATAATCTGAAAGAAGATGATCGTAGTAGGATCATTATAACCCAAGTCCCAAGCAGTGTTAACCGGATGATATGGTTCCCATGGCACTAAGGAAATCTGAGTCTTGCGACGAAGATTATCTATGTCAGTACTGTA